CAGTACCGATTGCACCTGTTGCTGATACACCTGATACATCAAAACCTGCCGCAAAATTACCGATAGCAAATGTACCAACTTGACCTGTAACTGGTTCTTCTAGAGATATACCAATCGCACCTATTCTACCAAATGCGTGTATATTTGTACCCTGTTGTGCTCTTGCAATTCTTGATGCAAATATATCTTGAGTAAAACCAATCTGTATTGTTACATTTTCTGGGTCGTTATCTGGTCTTGGATTAAATAAAGCAGTGGCATCAACTACGTTTTTTGCAGGTGTTAATTGTGGGTGTTTAGGGTCGTATTCGTCTGGTTCAACACGTAGGTTATCCCATGTAGTTCTTAATTGAGTATAACGAACCTCAAAACCACTAATGTCGCTTATTGCTTTTGATTTTATGCCACTTGCATATCTAGCCATTATCTAAGGTTTAATCCTGTTGGTTGTAATTTTAAAGATACACCATCATTATCATTAGATGATGCATAATTAAATGCTTCTTCATATATACCTTTTAAAAGTGGATATTTTTCTGGTGCAAATTTTATTGATAATTTACTAGCCAAACCTGCACAAATACATTCTGTCCATGTATATGGTATATCTGCATCTTGGTTTGATAATGTAACATCTTCTAATTGTGTCATCGCATAATAATTTAATCTATATGTACTCTTATCAGGTGTTTGCCATAAAAATATTTTAAAAATATTATTTGAACCTGCCTGTAACTTTCTATCTAGCATATATTGGTTTGGTTTGCCTGTATCTGCTTTGTTTGGGATTTGATTATATTCAGATATGGTAACTCTATTGATAATAGTATCTGTTCTAGTTGCATCGGCACTATCATAAATAACAACATCAAGAAAATCAAAAACACCTGCAGGCAAATCGTATGAACTTGTACCTGCTACCAAATTTAAGGTATTTTGTGTTACAGTCCAATAATTAATGCCACGATTAGCCCATTCTGAAAACAATAAATTTAAACTTCTACGAGCAGATATGGCTTGGTCTCCAGTTCTTGATTGAATATCAAGACCACACCTCTCGTATGATTCTGTTATTATTTCCTCAATATTAGGTCTAAATGCAACTGTTCCAGAGGTAGCCATTTACTGCACCTTATAGTTTTTCTTTAATCTCATAACTATTTGGTAAGAATCATTCGCCGCCGCTCCAGTAGTGGTAAATAAAATATCACCTGTAGGGTTTACCAAAGATGCAGTATTTCCCATACCTTCTCCATGTACAGTACAATAATAATACAAATCTGGTGTATCTGCTGTTGTAACAATAGTTGTTTTTGCACCTGCCTGACCGGGAGTTCCAGTCGAGGTAACACCAGTTGTATAAGCAGAACCACCAGCACCCTCTTTAAAAGCTATTGGGTGGTTTGCATTAGAACTATCTGATTGGTCAAATATATAGGTATGGTTTTTTAATAAACTTATTGCAGGTGCAGTAACACCACCAAGTGCAAATTTATTACCACCACTATCAACGACTGTAACTGCATATGTACGCGTTGCTTCTGTTAACTCTGTTGTTGAGGGTAAACCACCTGTATTGCCAAAATCAAATTTACCACTTTGGTCTTCTGTAAGGTTTAACATTATTGGGTCTTGACCATCTCCGTCTTTTAGAACTTGAACAGTCATACCTGCAACATTAAAATTACAATCTAGTATTTTAAGACCTGTACAAGCATCGCCATTAGAGTTTACATCTAGTGTTGAAGCATCAATTTTCTGCACTGCAGATTCATCGCCACCATCTACATATTGATAGTTAAATTGAAACACGGTTTCTCTTATATTATCTGATTGTTTTTTTACTGATACTATATCTGCCATTTAATTCTCCTTTAAGAAGCATCTGCAGAACTAGAAATACCCATAAATTTTAAAACAATAACAGTATCACCGCCCGGGTCTCCAGATACGACAAGTTCGGTTGCCTCTGCAGTTGCAGTAGATGCTGTTGTTGTACCACCTGACATTCCTAAAACACCGTTACATGGAAAAAAGCCTTTGAAACCAGTACTATTAACTGCAACAGATATGCCATCTACAAATCCGTCTGTATCTGAGTCTGTTCCAATATCTTGTAGATTTACGGCATTTGATGATGCAGTTGTAACTGAAATCATTACTGCCATTGGTATAAAATTATCTGGTATACCTATTGCTGTTTCTTTACCTGTTGTCGCACCATTAGCAACTGTTATTGTTGCAACATAGGTTTCTAATGTCATTTGATTTGTAAGTGCACCAGAGTTTGCGTCTTTTATAATAGTTTTAAAACCATTTTGAGAACGGACTGGTCCATTGAATGTTGTATTAGCCATGTAAATCTCCTTGTCTTGGCTAGTGTCAGTCACATAATGTAACTGTCAAGGTTATTTTAAAGAGAGGGAAATTAATCCCTCTCTCGCAGAGAAAATATTAAGCCGCGCCTTCTGTTCCGAATAAGCCTCTCCAATCGGTAAAACCGAATGAATATCTTTCACGAACTTTATAACGGACATTACCAGTTTCAAAATCTCCCTCAACACCTCTTTTTAAAGGTGAACGTTGGAACATTTTCAAACCGTCTGGTACATCTGTTTTAATGAAAAACGCATCTGCATCTGTTAATCTTCGCATGATATGAAAACCTTGTGGAAGATAAGAACCAGATCGTATTGCATTTATATCATTATCGGCAGTACCAACTCTTAATTCACTATTCAATATTCTTTGAGCAGTAAAGGTATATGCAGTAGGGATAATTAGCATTTGTCCCTGTGCCGCAATTCTAAGACCTTTATCGTCTTTCATATCTGCAATTTGAATTAAAAGTGATTCTAAAGATGTTTCACTCAAATCAGCCGCAGTTGCCAAAGTATTACTCTGGTTACCGTTTTGTGTTGGGTGTGCAGTTGATAATAATGCCGCTCCATCACCACCTGCATAAACACCTGTGGCTGTAGCATTGTTTAAAATAGTTGCCGCTTTTATTTCTTTAGTGGCTGACATACTTCTAGCTAATGCCTTTGTATATCTTGAAGCGATAGAACCATAAAGCCCATCTTCTTCTGCCTCTTCTGTTATAGAAAACGCCAACGCGATTGTTTCATGTGAATACCTTGCAGTATATTGCTGAGAAGCTGTATCATAAGAAACAGGTGCACCTTCATTCTTTGTTGGCGCATTACTAAACCCTGTTAATAATAAATCTTCTTCAAAAGCCTTGTTTGATGTGTTTGCATCAAAAACCTTTGCAAATTCTGCTGGGTAACTGTCGTACTCGAGACCGAAAAGGGTGTTCAAACCCGGCTCAAGCATTTTAGCAAATTGTGCTCTATTCATAGCCATTGTTCAAATCTCCCTATATACCAGCAGTTGCTTTTAATAGATGTTCATTAATTAGAACCTCTAATTGTGCATACTGCCCCATTGCATTTGATGGGTCGTCCCATAAACCTATTATTTTACAAGTCGCAGTTCCAGTACCCATCGTACCATTCAAACTGAAACCAGATTGACCAGTAGATGTTGAACCTGCACCTGCTACTACATCAGCACAATTACCAATATTGGTTTGTGCAGGTGTTCCAGCAGACTGTATTCTATAGATTATGTATGGGTCATCATAAATGTAAGCTATTATATCTGTAGCCACTGTACCTGATGGCCAGTATTGTGAATAAACATAACTTCCATCACTTGCTGTGTATTGAACACCTCCGAAAACTCCAATATTGTTTGTTTCAGTAGCTGTATGAGGAGTAATTTGTCCGTTTGCATCTAAAATACAAAGGTCTCCAGTAAAAATATTTTCAGCTAATCCACTAACAATAGTGTATTTGTTTGCTCTTGGTGCATTACCACTTGAATGACGGAGAGGTATGAGTCCATATGCCGCATTAACATTTGCCATATTTTTTTCCTTCTCTTACTAAGTGTTAATCCTCCATGGCAGACAATGGTCTACCACGACTAGAAGAACTTTGCCTATCTTGATAAATAGGTTGTCCTGTTCGCCGACCTAATGAATCTAACTCACCTGTAAGAGCATCATTTTGTTCGTTGGATTTTTCATTGTAATAAGCCTTCATAGATTTATGTTTTTCATCAGGCATTTCACAAAGAAGCATTCCCTCTATTCCTATGCAACCAACCCATTGTCCGTGATTGATTGTTGGGAAATGTTGTTCTTTTACAGTATCAGATTTCCTTGGTTCCCAACCTTCTCGCATACGTTTGTACACGTTATCGGGAGTTTCTTTACCCTGAATCGCGGTAGCTACCCATCGTTGAACATAGCCCGGTCGTGCTTTTGGTGCGTCCAACAATGCTGGTGGACTCCAATGTGTTTGAGGTCTTGCTTCTTCTTCTCTCATTGAAATCCTTAAATCACTTCTTCCACTTTTAGTAGACATATTATGTATCCTTCCTGCTTAGACTTTGTATTTCTTTAGCATATTTTTTGATATGCTCAGGGTCCGTAATACCTAACTCTCTTGCCATTCTCAATTGGTCCGAAGTCATTCGTACTCTGTTTCCTCTGAAAACCTGACCACCTGTAGTGGGTGCAACTGCTTGTCTACTTTGTCTAGGTTTATCATTAGTTACTTCTTTTGTTGATATTAGCTCAGGAAAACTTTTTTGTAAACGATTATTTAGTTCAGCATAATATTGACCATCATTTTTATCAAAGCCTTCTATATCTA